CTTTCTTCGTAAAGTTGCCGAGATGCCGCAGTAACCGCACGGCTCATTTCGGTTTGTGTAATTGTTAATGCTCTTTCGGGGTCGTCAATAATATCTTCAATATCTACATCTCTAGGGGTTAATCCGTTTTGAAGTGCATAAGCGAGCGCAGTTCCTAAACGGTCAATACTGGTTCTATTTAAGCCTTGAATAACAATGCCACGATTATCTAACAATGTGCTTAAACCTCTAGGCGGTCTAACTATTGCGGCGGCGGCTCTATTGCCAGCCTTCCAATTATCCCAATTAATGCCTATTGCTCTTTGTAATTGTTGTTTAGTAGGTGCTTTATTAATCTTTGCTTTGGCTAACGCACCCATACCAATATCTTCACCTAATACCCACGCTTCTGAATAAATAACACGAAAAGCAAGCATTAACGCTTCGCTATTAGGGCGTATATGTGTCCTTGCCCAACTGCGTGCTTCTTCTGTGGTGATAGTGTCGGTAAAACCCATAGCCATAAAGTCATTTATAACGGCATCAATATCAATAGATTGTTTAATACCATCACGAATTAATTTTGCTCGTCTAGCCGCTAAACGGATTTTGGCTCCGTTTCTTTTCTTCCATACGCCTCTCATGGCGTGCCTACGCTAAATATCGTTCGGCATACCAGCGTGCGCTATCGTAATCCTTTTCACCCACAAATTTGTTTAGCACTTCTGCATAAACTACTGGAACATCTTTAAAATTAAATGGTCTTGTCGGTGATTTCTTAACAAATCGTAAGAATTGTTTTAACTCAGATTGTGCCTTTAGCCCTTCATCGGGTTGTTCAATTTCGGGCGTGTCGTTTTGTTCTCCAATAGTTAATTCATTAGGAGTAATGCCATCTTCGCCTAAACCATCAATAGCACTATCAAATGATTTAATTCCATTTTCTGTTACAAAATAAGCACCTGTTCCAGCCACAATAATTGGCATATCTGCTTCTGGTGCTTCTACTAATGGCATACCTGAGCGTGAGCGTAATTCGTTAATAGTAATGCCGCCTGATTTAAGTTCAATATCTCTAGTGCGTGCAACGCTTTCTAAATCTTGACGACCACTTTCCATAAACTTAAATTCAAGTTCTCTTGGCATACCCAAAAATGTATAAGATAAATGGCTAATCATTTTGGCTACCCATACGGCAGTAGGCATACCGCCTAATACATCTGAACTTTGTGCTTCTCCTGATTGAAAACCTGCGCCACCTAATCCGCCTTTAGGACTAAATCCAATTTCAGTTGGCATTACACCGTAGTGTCCGCAAATACTATTAACCAAATAATCATCAAGAGTATCTTTAAAGCGCTCGCCATAACCATCAAATTGAATTGGTGTCATACCTGCTGGCAATAAACGAACACGCTTGCGTTGTTCTGTTTGTCCTGATAAATCACTATTGAAAATGTTTTCGTAAGCCTTTAACAAATCTGGATTATTACCAAAGTTTGCGTCAGTTGCCATTAAGAGTTCGGGTGTAACTCCGTCGGTGTATTCAGCCCGCAGCCATTGTTGTCTGCGGAGATAAATGTCAGCAAGGGCAAGAGCCCGTTCAGTTGGTGAATATCCATAAACCGTAGTCGTTCTACGATTGCGCACCAAATAGGCAAGTTCGTCAGAGGTAAATTCTCCATCTGCATTTTCTCCTTCTGAGGGTGCGGCAAACTCACTACGAGGAAAGCCATACAGAATTTGCTGAAAGGCTGGGTTTGGTGGTGTTGGGCGCATGCCTCTATCATCAATTAATGGCTTAATAGTTGAACCATCAAGAATTTGTAGTCCGTATAAATCTCCACCAACAGATGGTTGAGGCCATACTGCCCAAGCATCTAGCACTAATATTTCTTCTAGTGCAATATTCAACCAATCATAAAAAAGTAATCCATTAGCCTTATCTGGTTGTTCCCAAAATTGACGCAATCTATCAATCTCTGGAATATATCTTTCTCTAGCAATAGTCATAGCACGAACTTGTGTGCCACCAATTTCACTAATAATCTTTTCAGCACTATCTTCTGCAAGAACAATATCCCAGTTAAGTCCTAGAATTTTTGCCTTACTTACTTCAATACATCTACGCAAAATATCAATTTGGTCTGCGGCTGCTCTTAATGTTTTAAATGGGACTAATCTTGTTTCGGTAATATTAATATTTTGTGCAACTTGATATTCATATCTGCGTGGGTCGGGTCTGCCACTTTCGGGATTAGGTGGATTAATAGCACCAGGAATAATTGGCATGCCCGGACTAAATGGCACAGTTGGTGTAATTGGATTACGAGGCAACGCAACAGATTGTCCATAAGTCGTATTGGCACTTTGCTGATTACGCATTTGTGCCTCTGTTAGTGCAACTGCACCAACAGGTAAATTAGGAGCCTTCTGTAATTCGTTGGCTACTCTTAAAGCGATACGGTCGATTAGACCCATTTGTATCTCCTTTATTTAGCCGTGGACAACTACACGATATTGATTTGAAGTTGGTGCTACTGAGAATAACAGAGTAATTGCAGAAGTGCTTGTATGTTGAACATCGCAAAGAACTTCGGCGTAAGGACTTGAATTGTCATACACCGCAACTGTCACATCTTTAGTGCTAAGACTATGCGTTACAGTATAAGAAGTTGCTGAACCATCACCAATAGAAGCGGCATATTTACGAACTGCAATAGCAGTATCTAATGAGAAACCTGTTGCGCCTACTGCTAAACCACCACTTGCTGCAACTACACCAGTAAAGTTAGAACCAGTTAGCAATATACCGTCAGAACCAGTGTAAGTTCCTGCGCCTGAGAATTGCGCCCAAACAATATTAGTAGAACCTAAAGTTACAGAATTGTTAATGCAAACCCAACCTGTATCAGCATTTACAGTTCCTTGTTCTACAAATACATATGCGCTAGGAAATTCTGAACCTGCGTCCATATCTGTTGAACGAGATGGTGCGCCTGATGCGGCAACTACATAAATACCATTTACTGTTTGGTCTGTTTGGTTCTTAATAAGAATACGATTACCAGTTGCTAATGTAACTCCATCAATTACTTCACCATTAGCAAATGCAGTAGCAAGTGTGCCGTTAGTTGTAGTTGCGGCTACTACTGATGCTTTTGTATCTAAACCTTGCGCAACGCTATCTACATAACCTTTATTAGCGGCATCTGTATCTGCAGTTGGTGTTCCTAATGAAGTAAGTTTGAAACCTGCCATTGATAAATCAGAAGCAGGAGTAAATGCGTGTGTATGGTCCTCTTTAGATGGAGTAGATGCTGAACCAGCACTTCCAGTTGTTCCACTTACTGCATTTGGTGTTGCTGTTCCTAATGCTGGTGTTCCGTGTGTATGGTCAGCACGAGCGTATGTAGTTGCACTTCCATTACCACTACTTGCGCCATATGAAGTTTGTGCAGTTACAGAACCAAACGCATTTGTTTGTGTCCATGTAGAACCATCTGAATAATAAAATAAATAAGTATCAGTTGCGTAGTAAATTGTTCCTGCATCTACGGTGCTTGCAGATGGGCGTGATGCAAATAATCCTGATTGAACGGCATTACCAGCAACTTCCCAACGAGTGCCATTGTAAATATAAAGTTGATTATCAACTGTGTTGTAATAAATTTGTCCAGCAGTAGGAGAGGCTGGCGCAGTTGCAAGATTTTGTATAACTGCATTTTGTAATTCGTTCTTGCTTAAATCAATACTAACTAAAAATTTACGAGCCATTTATTTCTCCTATACTACATATGCGGTGCCTGTGAAAGCACCTGTGAATGTTATCACCATTTGGTTGACAGTTGGGTAAGTTATTGAACCCTCGCATTGTGTCCCAGCACTATCTAATACTACCGCAACTGGGTTAAAACCTAAATTATGGTTTATTGTCCAAGTTGCACTAGATGAAGATTGCGTATGGGTATATGCAATATCCGAAGGTGTAAATGCTCCTGCTGGACCTTGCGGACCAGGTGCAGATACTACAATTGTTGGGATTACGGGCGCAACAACAATTATTTCATCAGCCATTATCGTGTTACCTCTGGCGTTACAACTGCTTGACCTTGCACTAATCTAGTAACAACGCCTACTGGTGAAGTAATTTCTAAATCGTAGTAATAAGTGCCTTCATCAATGGCACGAGTTTGTGTAGCAGTAGCAGTAATAGCAATTAAACCAGTTGCTCCAGTAATAGTAATTCCTGACCCAGTTGATAAAGATAATACTGCGGTTGCACTTTCAGGCAAACTGCGTAATTGTAATGCCGCCGTATAATTGGTTATATTAACTGGCGTGCCATTTGGATTGTTATAAGTAACATCTAAATACCAAGTAGCACCTTGGTCAATGGTTACATTGTAAGAAACAGCCACTTATACTCCTAAACTTGTTCCGCAGTTATTGCAAATTGTTGCGTTCTTATGCGTAGGCATACTACATGATGAACATAATTGTGCCATAGCCGCAAGTGCAATCATACTAGAACCACCGCTATTTAATTCGGTTAATGCCCATACTAGCGCATCAAGTCGGTCAGGACTTTCATTACTTAATGGTGTCCATTCGCACATTTGAACTTCTAATTCAGCAAAGTATCCCACATGATGCACTCTGCCTTGTTCATATAAACTGCTTATAGGTTCGGCTCTTAATTGTTTACCTCTAGTGGCAGTTACCTTCTTAGTAGGCACGCTGGCATCTACTTGCTTTAATAACATAATAACCATATCGCCACCGTTATTTGTTTCAGCAATAATCTTATCTGCCTTATATTCGTGATAAAGCATTACTGCCTGTCTAGCCCAAGCATCAGGTGAAGCACGCAAAGATTTATCATCAAGTATGTAATAGTCCCCGTTATTACCAATTCCAGCCGCAACTATGCCAGTTTCATCGCTAGTAGCCGCACTTGTAACGGCAGGGTCAATAGCAACTACAACT